ATTTTAGAGGATCACGATGAAATAAAAAAAACAGTAAACCTTGCAAATTATTTTGTAAAACATGAAAAAGGAATTGTAAATGCTGACATTTGTATAAAAGCACAATATGGTTCAAAAAGAGAATTTTATGTTATAAATATAGGAGCAAAGGCATTGGCTAGGTGCACTGAAAATTTTTTCAAAAAAATATGTGAAAGAAACATACATGAGGCTATTTCAATTCCTGGTGATTTTAAAATGCTCGAAATGCAGAAGATGATAGATAGGGCCTATAACACAGAAAAATTGAAACCAACCTCAAAATTGATTTATGTTAATGGAGATTGTACAAAATGGTCAGCTGCAGAAACAATGGCATCTTTCATTTCTCTTATAATTCCATTAAAAAATAGGATTCCTCAGAACATGTACAATTTGTTGCTTTCAACATATAATTCATGGTCAAATAAAAATATTCAAATTCCTCTTGACATTATAAATAACTTTATAATTCCCGGAAATTTGACATCAAAGGATGAAAAATATAAAAAAATAAGGAAGTCTATAATAGAAAATAATGGAAAATTTATAAGTACTCAAAATTTCCTTCAAGGGATGTATAACTATGCTTCTTCTTACAAGGCTGTTTGTTGTTCAAATTACACATATCATATTTGGAAAAAAATCTATCCTGAAAGCAGCTTGTATATAGAACATATGGAACATTCCGATGATTATGTGCTAGTTGTGATGAGTGAAACATTTAAAGAATTTGAAGATTTTAGAGTCCTTCACAAGTTATTAATGAGATGTCACGGTTTTAATGATAGTGAAAAGAAAACAAATTGTCAAACTTTTATGATGGAATTTGTTTCATTAATTTCTTTCAATGGTGTAATGTTATATCCTCAAATAAAGAAAACAAAAGAAGTAAATACGAATTTACCTTGTGTTGGATACAAATCGGATATAGAAGCTTCTTATTCCAGGATTGGAGAATCAATGAGAATGGGATGTAATCAAACTTTTCTTTACTTTATGGAAAAATGGCAAAACATATGTGTTGCAGAATCTTATTCGTTGTTGCCTGGAATGAGAAATTCGTATTCAAAAACATATAGGGAAATGCTAAACACACCTTTGGAAGTATTTGGTTTACCGGACATGTTACCTGTGTTTTCTTTGTATTGTAAGGGGAATGGAAACAATTATAGGCTTTACAAATATGGTGATAATAAAATAAAAAAAATGATTCAATATTTGTTAATGAAATCAAAAGAAACTCAGTTGAAAGAAGAGGCACTGACAGAAAATACAGATTTTATGTATAGTTTATTTAATCCTAAATTTATATATGAAAGGAGTAACAGCAGCATAGTAAAGTTGAGAAGAAAAATAAAATGGTTTGTTGAAGATTTAAGAAAATTTTGGAAAGAAAATGTTGAATATAAATTTATGAAACCCAGACAGAAAGATAAATTAATAGACTGGCTAAAATCAATGTTTTACAATAGAACATTTACAGAAGCATACAGCAAAAGCAGCAGGACAAAAATGACTCTTAGAATATCACATTTTATCAAAAACCCAATAATAGCTCTAAATATAGATCCAGAATTATTTAAAGAAAAATACCCAGAAAAAAAATCAACTTTAATGACCATGAAAGAATATATAGAGTATGTAAATAATGATATTCTATCATTTGATTTTGATTGGAAGGAGGAATATGAACAGTCTCTCATTAGGGTAATAACAAAATGTGACCCTACATTTAGTGCAATTTATGAATACTTGGCAAATCTTAGAATAATAGACAGGTATGAGAGAAAAAGAACAAATAGACCACAAATTTCTATAAAAACACCACACAAAATAACAAGTGTTGACATTGTAAATGATCCTAGTGTGATTATTCAATACATATATAATTATGATAATTTTTTGTTGGATAATAGAAGAATTGTGTCAGAATATTCGATTGTAAGAGATGTTGAAATTGTAACTGAAAATTTTATATCAAGAAACAAGGAAGAAATAAAAACAATGGAGCTTTTGTCGTTATATAATAATCTTTCAATTTTAAAAGAAAAGAATATTGTTTGTATAGGATTTTCCAGGTATTCTGAAAGTTTAAAAGAACAATTGGGGGATATTTTTAAATTTAATTACTTACCTTCAACAGACTGTGAGATATTATTTTCTGACTTTATACACATCACTGATCCTGTGACAGGTAGAATTTTATATACAAGAGGTGGTAAAACAACTCCAAATATTATTCAACAGTGTTTGGAAAATATTGTTTTGATTCATTCATATATGACTTTAAAAGAAAATAAAAGTAGAGATGAAATGATTCAAATCATAAATAAAATAATATTCGAAGATCCCCTTAACAACAATGAATATACCTTTAGTGAGATTATTGGGATGATGACATCTAGAAATATTGAAACCTTCAAATTAAATATTCATACATTGAAATTGCTTGGGTATTTAAAGTCTTTTTATTATGGTGAAAATGATATTCTTAATCATTTGGTTTCTGATTTTTATAGTTACACCTATAGATTTGACAAAATGGCAACCAAAAGAGGCAACAAATGGATAGGAGAAACAAAAGGACTGTTTAAACATATAGACACAATAACAGTATTTAATAATTTGGATCATAAAGAAAATAAGAAAATCATAATATTGCAAGAGAATCCAGATATGAAATTACTAAAATTACATTATAATATTGCCTTGAAATTAACATCAAATAGAAGTGATCAAGATTTTTTAAAAAATCCAACAAAAATGAAACCTGAATCAATTAAGTTGTTTGAGACAGAAAATGAGGCAAAGAAATACTTTGATGAAAATAATGTCAGAGGGTTGTACTTTTATGACGATAAAAGGAAAATAAAATTCCAAAATTCTCAAAAATTTGAAGTTTCAAGAAAATATTTGCCTATTATGAAAATAGGTGAAACACATGAAATGATTAATTACAAACGAGGAAATTTAAGACCAGCATATTTGGAAATACAAAATGAAAGATTAATGGTATTCATGGGAGGATTAAAACTATTTACCTTGCCTGTTCTCAGATGTGATCAAATTGAAAATATGATATACACAGGCAGTGAAAAGATTTATAAAGAATTATTAAAAAAAAACAATTTGTACAATTATTTTCATAAAAGACCACTTGTCACATTTAAAAGCAGTTTGTTTGAAATAACCCCAGCGGAAATAATGAAAGAAATTGAAAAAAAGAAATTATATGATTTTTATACTAATGATTTAATAAATTACTTGAAACTTGATGATTTTAAACACAGTGATTTGATAAAAATGTTAAAAGCAAAATCAGGCGTCATTGACTTTTTATTAGAACAAGGTTTGATCATTGACAAAAAAAAGAAAGACAGTGTTTTGATACAAAAACAAGAAGATTTGATAAAACTGGATTTCTTTGAAGATGATTTCCTTGTTGAAAATGAAGAACTTGGTATCGATCTTGATGAAGAATTTGATGTGGGAAGTGTGACAACATCCGGGGATTTCAATTTTATGAATTTTTATGATATTGAAAATGATTTTTTAATTAAACCAAATTCTACAAAGAAAGTTTTAAGACAAAATTATATTATTGCAAAATTAAAAAAATCTTCCTTCATTTAGAATGGAATTTAACAGAAATATTATTTTAAAAAAATTGTGATTCGAAAAAAATGAATTT